TACCCCGACAAGGGCAAGGAGATCGAGGCGGGCATCACGGGCAGCGAGAAAGCCTTCGTTGCGGACCAGAGCGTAGACGACAAGCCGTCCAGCGGGACGTGGATCGACCGCAAGCGCCGTCGTGTCCAGGTCTGCCAGCTCTATTACAAGCAGGGCGCGGAGCATAACTACGCGGTGGTCGTCGGCTCAACGCTCGTCATGGACGGGCCATCGTATTACCGCGACGAGAAGGGCAAGACGGTCTGCCCCATCGAGGCGTTCAGCGCCTACGTGGATCGCGAGAACTGCCGCTATGGCGTTGTCCACGACATGCGCGGGCCGCAAGACGAGATCAACCATCGCCGGTCCAAGGCCGTTCACTTCCTGCACTCGCGCCGCGTCATGGCCCAACAGGGTGCTGTTGCCGATGTAGGCCAAGCCAAGCGCGAGATTGCGCGTCCTGACGGCTGGGTTGAGGTTGTAGACCCGCAAGCGGTGCAGGTGCTGGACACGCAAGCCGAGACGATGGGCAACCTGAACATGCTTCAGGAAGCCAAGACCGAAATCGATCTGCTTGGCCCCAACAATGCGCTTCAGGGCAAGGGCAATGAGGGCCAATCCGGCCGGGCCATCATCGCCCAGCAGCAGGCAGGGCTTGCCGAACTCGCGCCGCTCTATGACCGCTTCAACGATTTCAAGTTGCGCGTCTACCGGGCGACATGGGCGCGCATCAAGCAGTTCTGGAAGGCCCCGAAGTGGGTCCGTATCACGGACGACGAGCAGGCCACGCAGTTCATCGGGCTGAACCAGGTGCAAGTGGACCCGATGACGGGCCAGCCGATGGTGCAGAACGCCGTGGCGCAGATGGATGTGGACGTGATCCTTGAGACTGGCCCCGACACGGTGACGTTGCAGTCCGAAGAGTTCGAACAGCTAGCCCAGATCATGCCGCAGCTTGCAGCCCTGCCGCCGCCTTACGCGCTGGCGCTGATCGAGGCGAGCAGCCTGCCGGCGCAGCGCAAGAAGAAGATGACGGAGCTGTTGTCAGGCGGAGGGGAACAAACCCCCGAGGCGCAGGCGCAAGCTCAGAAGCAGGCGCAGATGCAGGAACGCGCTGCCTTGGCCGAGATCAGCGGCAAAGAGGCAGAGGTTGGGCTCAAGCAGGCGCAGGCGCAGAAACTGCTGATGCCCGAGCCGCCCAAGCAGGTTGACCCGTTCGAAGCGCAGCTAAAGACCGGCGAGCTTCATCTACAGGCGCGGGAACTGGACCTGAAAGAGCGGGAGCTGTCGCTCAAGGAACGCGAGTTGTCCGTCAAGGCCGAAGAGGTGTCGGCCAACGAGCGCCTAGAAATGGCGCGCATGGATCAGGAAACGACGGCGCGGCGTGACGTAAGCCAGACGCGAAAGCCTCCGCGAAAAGGGCTTCCAGGTTCCGGCCGGTGAAGACACGTCAGGCGTCAACATTGCCGAGGTGATGTCGGGGCTTGCGTCATCGCTTGCAGGGCTGGGCGATGGGATGCGGGCTCTTGCCGATGCGCAGTCCAAACCCAAGCGCGTTGTCCGTGATCCGCAGACTGGTCGCGTGGTAGGAACTGAGTAATGGCAATCAAGCTTTCCATCGCGGTCAAGAACGCGCGCCTCGATGCGATTGAGACGGCAATCGGCACGGCAGCGGTCCTGAAAATCCGCACGGGCGCCGCGCCAACGAACATCACGGATGCTGACAGTGGTACGGTCCTGGCAACGCTCTCGCTTCCGTCCGACTGGATGGCGGCAGCTTCGGGAGGCACCAAGGCGCTGTCTGGTTCATGGACGGACGCAAGCGCAGACAACTCCGGCACGCCAGAGCATTTCAGGCTCTATGCCTCAGACGGCACCACGCAGCACATGCAGGGCACGGTCACGCTGACAGCGGGCGGCGGCGACATGACAGTTGACAGCACGTCATGGACAGCCGGGCAAGCATTCACGGTAACATCATTCACGCTGACGGACGGGAACTAAGTCATGCAACAGGGCTATATCGCAACCCTTCTCAACTCGATTGGGGACGGCTCGGCGCTCACCAACACCACGACAGCAACGTCAATCCTGCCGGTTATTGCCAAGCCGACACTTCCGGCGAACTACCTGTTTGCGGGCAAGATGTTCCGCGTTCGTGCGTCGGGCAGGATCAGCACGGTTGTCACGACGCCGGGAACGCTGACGCTCGATTTTCGCCTTGGTTCGGTTAGCGTGTTTTCGTCAGGCGCGATGACATTAAACACAACGGCGCAGACCAACGTCGGCTGGATATACGATACAATGATGACCGTTCGCGCTGTTGGTGCGACCACGACTGCCAACATTCTGGGTCAGGGCATGTGGATCAGCCACGCGGTTATCGGATCGCCAGCCCCGACAGCGGGCGGCGCGGGTGAGCACGTCTTGCCATACAACGCGGCCCCGGCTGTCGGCACCGGCTTCGACAGCACCGCAGCGCAGCTCGTGGACCTGTTCGCGACGTGGTCGGTAGCCAACGCGGCGAACTCAATCACCTGTCACCAGTTCATGATTGAGGACCTCAACTAGGTCATGCCCCGCATCGGCTCACTCACGCAGCGACCGCGTCAGATGACGCGATTTGGCGCGAACATGTGTCCGATGACCAACACGGGCCTGACCACACTAGGCGCGAATGGGGGGATGGAATACATTGAATTAGGCCCGCGCCGCGTTCCTATGGGCGGCATCGGGCATTCGCTGTTCTCGACGCCGCTACTCAAGGCCCCCCAGTTCTTCGGCTCGTTCTCGCTGTCAGGCGTGACGCGGGACAGCGCAGGAACGCCACTGGCCGGATGCGTGGTAGACCTGTTTTTGAACTCCGAGGACACGCTTGTTGCATCCACGGTGTCAGACGGATCGGGCAACTACAGGTTCACCCTGAGCGGCAATTCGCAGACCTATTTCGTTCGCGCCTACAAAGCCGGATCGCCTGACGTGGCTGGAACGAGCGTAAACACCCTGACGGCTGTCTATCCGTGAGTGACGTTCGGCTATTTACGGTTCCGAGCGATGCCGCACAGAACGATGTGCGGCTGCTGCCGGCCAACTTGTATGGCGCGCTCGGCGTCACACTCGAAAATCTCACGCTGATCTCGGAAGGGACCGCCCCGTCTTCGGGTATATCCGGATCGCTGTCCGTCACGCTGGACGCGCTGACGCTAAGCTCATCCGGCGCGCTTGGCATTGCGGGCACAGAGGCGACGACACTCGCCGCACTGACGCTTTCATCGGCTGGAACGCTTGCGCTCAAAGGGGCGCTGAGCGTCACGCTGAGCGATGTTACGCTGACATCTGACGGAACGATTGAGGGCGCGGCGCCGGAACAGGAGGTTCAGACCCGCTCGCAAGGCGGCGTTGACCCCTATTACTACAAGAAGCGCAAGAAGAAGCAGCCAGAGCCTGTCTCCAAGGATTTCGGGGACGACTGGAAGCCGCCGATGGTGCGGCCGGCGCCGCCCGCAACGCTGCCTCTCCCGGCGCAAGAGATACTCGCGCGGCAGGGTGCAGGCTTCGCACGAACGCAGACCGCTATCATTGCGGCGCTCGAGAAGATGGAACGGCAGCGCGCCGAGGCTGAAGCCATCGCGCTGGCCGAACAGGAAGACGAGGACGAGGCGATCATGCTGCTGATGGCGGCGTGATTTCGAAAGGTGATGAATGGCGCAGTCAAACGTCAGTGACACAGCAAGCAGCACGCTGCTTCTCGCTGCCAACAGCGAGCGCAAGGGCGCGGCGATCTGGAACGACAGCACGGCGGTGCTTTACGTCCTGCTCGCGAGCGGCACGGCAAGCGCCACGGCTGCGAGCGCGAAGATTGCGGCTGATGGGTACTATGAGACGCCCCCGACCTACACGGGCGCTATTACCGGCATCTGGGCATCTGATGCTTCTGGCGCTGCACGCATTACGGAGTGGTAGGGCGTGCCTCGCTTCGTCACGGTTGACAACGTCGGCAGCTATACCAGGCGCGCTGGCGGTATCAGTGACCTTCTCAGCAGAGCCACCTCGCAACTCGGCGGCGTCCAGCCGCTGCATTATTGGGATTTCACCGCCAACCGCGCGCTGTTCAACGGCGCGGATGTGGGGGCAATCACGTCTACCCCCGGCTACAGCTTCACCCGCGCCACTGTTGGGTCGGCGGAAGACCTTGCAGGCAACATCGTGCAGTTTGCCTCTGGCCAGCTTCGCCGCACTGACAAGGGCGTCTTGATCGAAGGCGCAAGAACGAACCTGTTCCTTAATAGCGCGACGGGCGTAACGCAGGGCGTCACGGTCGCCGCCGCTGCTCACACGCTGAGCTTCCGGGGAACCGGAACGATAACCCTCACAGGAACATCAACGGCGGGGCCTCTGGTCGGAACGGGCGCCAATGATCGCGTTACCCTGACATTTACCCCGACAGCGGGAACGCTGACCCTCACGATTTCCGGGTCATGCACGAACGTGAACCTTGAGGCCGGGGCGTTCGCCTCAAGCTGGATACCAACAGCCGGCGCAAGCGTAACCCGTGACGCGGACGTGCTGACCATTTCCAGCCCCGGTGTGAATTACCCTCTGAGCCTGTTTGCTGAGATCGTCCGTGTTGTGGATGCTGGCCCAGCCGGAGCAACAGCCGAAATTGAGATGCAAGTAGGCGACGGCACCGACGCCGAACGCGTAAATATCGGCGTAGCCAGCACGGGCCTCGCACGCGGCGTCATGACGGACGGCGGGGCGGCGGTCGCGAACGTGTCGGTTGCCGGCGCGCTGGCGCTCAACACGGTTTACAAGATGGCTGGCCGCTTTGCGGTCAACAGCGTGCAATTCTGCCGGTCAGGCACGCTGGGAACTGAAGACGTGAGCGCGGCTGTCCCAGCCACGCCGACCAGCATCGCGATAGGCGCGACCAGCACAGGCATCGGGCTAAATTTTAACTACATCCGCCGTGCCGCCGTATTCAACACCGCGCTGGTTGATGCCGCGCTGCAATCCATGACGGCATGATCTGATCCTGCCGAGCTAATCACAGACACAATTCGAGATTGAGAAACCCGCCCTGATCAGGCGGGTTTTTTCGTACCCGCCGCCGGGGTCAATCGGGCGTCAAACAGGACGCCGCTGTTTCGGGCGATTGCGTGACGACTACGGGAAGGTCGAACGATGAGCGATGAGAAGCTGAACTTTCTGGACGCTGAAGAACCGGCAACGCCTGCGCCTGAGCCATCCGCTCCGGTCATCGAAGCCGAGAAGCCAGCCGCACCCGAACCAGAGCCGCAAGGCGATGGCAGGGCGCGTGATCCGGAAACAGGGCGTTTCGTTCCCATCTCCGCGCTTCTAGACGAGCGCGACAAACGACAAGCCGAGACTGCAAAGCGGATAGACCTCGAGCAACAGCTCCAACGCTACCAGCAACCGCAACAGCCCGAGCAGATACCGACTGACCCGTCAGGGATCATTCAGTACGCGCTCGCTGAACAGCAGCGCATCGCCTTTAACGAACGCCTCAACACGTCCGAGCTGATGGCCCGACAGGCCCACGGCGAGGACATCGTGAGCGAGGCGCAACAGGCGTTTCTGTCTGCTGTCGGTCAAAACCCGATGCTTCAGCAACAACTGCAAGGCCAAATCCATCCATACGATTTTGTCGTCAAATGGTACCGCCAGCACAAGCTGATGTCAGAGATCGGGCAAGACCCGGAAGCATGGCGCAAGAGCGAAGCCGAGAAAATCCGCGCGCAGGTACTGGCTGAACTTCAGGGGCAGGGCGTCTCGCCAGCCCCATCGTCACAGCAACCCCCGCCGTCAGTGGTCGGAAGACCAGCGGCAGCGAGAGCAGGCGCGGTTCCTACGGGACCGGGCAACGCTTTCGATAACCTATTCAGAGGATAACCAATGTCAGAAGTCATGCTGGCTTCTGCTTCTGAGAAACAGAAGTGGATCAGCCAATACTACGCTGAGTATGTGCGCAATTCCGGCTTCAAGCCCTACATGGGCAAGTCGTCTTCCAGCATCATCATCGCCAAGTATGAGCTGCAAGAGGAAGCCGGAAAAACCATCAACATCCCCCTGATCACCAAACTGGTGGGACAGGGCGTAACCGGCGCAACCTCTCTCGACGGCAACGAAGAAGAGCTTGGCAACTACAACTGCGGCATCAGCGTCGATTGGCGCAGGAACGCGGTTCGCATCCCGAAATCGACGTCCTACAAGACCGAAATCGATCTTTTCGGCGCGGCAAAAGACATGCTGCGCACATGGGAAGCGGAGAAGCTGCGCAATGACATCATCACGGCCATGCTGTCGGTTGTCACGACTGGCGACACGACGGTTTCCCTTGCCAGCTCATCGTCTGCGAACCGCAATGCTTACTCGGCTGCGAACGCTGATCGCCTGCTGTTCGGCAAGCTCAAGTCGAACTACTCCGCGACATGGGCGACCGCCACGGCAACCCTCGACACGACCGACGACAAATGCACGGTTGCGTCGATGTCGCTGGCGAAGCGCATCGCCAAGTCGGCTGACCCCCATATCCGCCCGTACAAGACAGCGGACGGCCGGGAATACTACGTGGCGTTCCACGGCGCGCGGACGTTCCGCGACCTGAAGGCTGACACCACGATGACGCAAGCGAACCGTGAGGCTCGCTCGCGTGAAGGCTCTGGCATGGATGACAACCCGATCTTCCAGGACGGCGACCTGCTCTATGACGGGATCATCCATCGCGAAGTCCCGGAGATCGATGACGTGTCATCGACCGGCACCTACAACCTGACCAACGCCGGCGCTTCGGGAACAACGGACGTTCGTCCGGTCTTCCTGTGCGGCGCGCAGGCGGTTGGCATCGCATGGGGCCAAGAGCCGACCCCGCGCACGGACATGCAGAAAGATTATCAGTTCCGTCCTGGCGTCGCCATCGAGGAACTGCTTGGCGTGAAAAAACTGGCGTACAATGGTAAGCAACACGGCGTTGTGTCGTGCTTCTTTGCCGCCGCTGCTGACTCGTAAGGAGCATTGAACAATGGTTGCTGAAACACTCACCGCAACGCGCGGTGCAACGGGCTTCCCGATTGCTCACTATGCTGGCGCGGGCGTCCTTCAATGCGCTTACGGCACGTACACCATCGCAGCAGCGGTCGAAGATGGCGACATCTTCGAAATGTGCTGGGTGCCTGCGGGCGCTGTCGTTGTCGGAGGCTACTTCTACGGCGCCGACCTCGATACCGGCACGGAAACGCTTGACATGGACATCGGCTGGGCCGCTAACGGCGGTTCGGGAACGTATGACGCTGCCGACCCTGACGGGCTTGGCAATCTCGGTACGTTGACGGGCGATGTGTTCGCTGCTGGCAACGTGTCGCCGGTTGTGGGTCTCATGTACCCGCTAAGCGGCGTTCTGGCTGCGGGTACGCTCCCGCAGTTCACGAAGAAGACCAAGATCCAGATCGAAGCCAATACAGCGGGCAACGCAGGTCATACCGGCGTCGTCTCGGTGGTTGTCTGGTACGTGGTCGATCCGACGATTGCTGTCTGATGCCGGCTTTCATCTGGAAGGGTGACGACGAGGGGGGCGACGAGTTCGCCTCCCTCTACGGCGTCACGTTTTCGGCTGGCGCTCCTGTTGATGTCGGCCACCTTCTCCCGTGGCAGGTCAACAAACTGCGGAACCATCCGTATTTTACGGAAGTTCCGCAGGACGCGCCGGAGCCGAGAGGCTCACGGGAACAGGACGAACGCGCCATCATCAAGCAGCAACTGGACGACCTCGGCGCGAACTATGACAAGCGCTGGGGCATCGAACGGCTGCGCGCGGCGCTTCAGGGCGCGACACGCGAACCGATGGAAGTGATCGAGGGCGAGGTGGTCAATGGCTGACGCGACCCTTGCCGAGCTGCGCAACCGCGTGCTGCAAAAGCTCAAGGTGCTGCAAGCAGGCGAGACGGCGGAAGCCGAGGACACCGCGCTGATCGAGGGGCTGATTGCCTCTGTAAACGAGAAGCTGCGCGACCTTGGCATTGCCTACTGGTCCGACAGCGCTTGCCCGCAATCCATGCTCGAGGATCTGGCTATGTATGTCGCCTGCCACGCGGCCGACGACTACATGGACGGCGGGCAGGCCGCATCGTTCCGTCAGACTTACGAGCCGACGGCGGAGCGTAACCTGCGGCGTCTTGTGCAGAGCGGCGAGCGGTTCAACAAGCCGACGCGGGCCGAGTATTTCTGATGCGCGTGCCGATGGCGACGTCTGCGGCCTCCGCTGTTGTCACGGGGCTTGCCGAGAAGAAGTGCCACAACGTCTATCGCGAACCGCATCCGAACGACCCGCAGCGCGAGAACGTGCTGATCGAAGCGCCTGGCAGTCTCCAGCGTGCTGACTTTGCCGGCGCGTGCCGTGGCATGTGGCAGGCTGACGGCCACGCCTCGGGCAATGTGCTGATCGCGCAGGGGACGACGCTATCGACGTTCACGCCATCGGGCAACTCGACGGGAAGCCTGACGGGAACCATCGCCGGGACGGATCGCGGGGATTTCGCATTCACCGAGACGCAGGGCTTCGGGCTGTTCAATGGCGGGCTGTACGTCTCGACGGGAACGGCCATCGCGGCGGTCACGGATGCGCAGTATGCAACGCTGCTGTCTGACGCCAGCGCCTCGGCCTTCACCAGCGTTGACACCCTCGGGCAGCGTGGGTTGTTCACCTACAAGAACCGCTTCGGCTTCACGGCTGTCCTCGCGCTCGATGACGTGACGGCGCTGAACTACTACACGGCCGAGAGTTCGCCTGACGACATCATCGCGGGCCGCGTGCTGGGCGAGTTCTACTACCTGCTGGGCTCGCAGACGATTGAGGTCTGGTCGCAGACTGGCGACAGCACGGACCCCTTCGCGGCGCAGGCTGGCATGACGCAGCAAGTCGGCTGCGCGTGCCGTGATGGCATCGTCAAGGCTGACAACTCGCTTTTCTTCGTGGACGAGGCTTTCAACGTCCGCAGGCTGGGGCAAGGCGGCTCGCCCATCATCTCGGAGCCGTGGGTATCTGCGGCGCTGAGATCGGCAGGCGCGGCCAACATCATCGGCAAGACCTACCAGGATCGCGGTCACATATTCATCAGCTACCGCACGCCGACCGCCTGCATGGTGTTCGATGTGCTGACGCAAGAGTGGCACACGCGCGGGACCAACCTGACCGCGACGTGGCGCTATACCGACATCATCACGGCTGCGGGCCGGGTGTTTGTCTGCGATGGCACTGGACAATTTGACGAGCTGAGCCGGGACTATGCCTCTGAGAGCATGGCGACGGCGTCCACGATGGGGACCGAGATCGTCCGCGAGTTCACGGCGCACCTGTCGGGCGCACCGGACAGCCTGCCCATCACGACGGTTCGGCTCGAGAGTTCCAAGGGCGTTGGCGTGGCGACGGGGCAGGGTGTTGACCCTGTCGTGCAGCTTCGCGTGTCAACGGACGGCGGCAATACGTGGACCAACTGGCGCTCACGCAAGCTGGGCGCGCAGGGCGTCTATGACCAGCGCACGGTATGGCATCGCTGCGGGCGCACGAAGCTCGCGGGAATGGTGTTCCAGTTCCAGAAGTCCGATCCCGCGCCGGCCGCTTACCTCGGCGTTGTCGTCAATGAGGATCTGTAAGTGACGGATCGGGCGCCTAAACCGCCATCGCTGGCCGTGCCGCTCGTGGATAAGGAAGGCCGTCTTACGAACGAGTGGTACAAGTACCTGACGGGCGGGGTGAAGTTCTCCAGCAACGTCAACAGCGGCGTGGCGCTTCTTGCTCAACAGCAGGCAGCGGCGGCAACGGCGCTTGCTGCAGAGCGCGCGGCGCGGATCGTCAATGACGCGGCGGTGCAGGCAGCGGCGGGCGGTGGTGCGGCCATGACCTCCAACGCCGTGGCGTTCTCGGGCGGCGTCTCGAGCGGCTCGACGTGGGTCACGATTGCGACGGTCACGCTAACCCCGACCGGCGCGGGCGGTGACTACTCGATCACGGCTTACATTGACGGCACCATATCGGGCGGCCTGAGCGACGACGGCACGGTGGACACCAGCTTCGCGGGCAATTGGCGCATACGAGAAGAACTGACCAGCGGCGGCACGGAATACACGCTCGATAGCGACACGTTTACGGTGGATTACGCGGCGGCTGTTGAGGAGAGCGAGGCGGGAATACCGTTCACCATCGGCCCATTCTGGACGACCTCATTCACAGGCCTGCCCCTGACCGCAGTTCTCATTCCGGCGAACGAGGGCGCGCAGGTGGACATCAGGCTCGAGATACAGCGCGCGAGTGGAACCAACGAGATAACGGCGCCCGGCCTTTCCGGGTCAATGTCTGTTACGTGGACGGCATAAAATGTGGGATCAGGTTGTAAAGTTCGCAGTCGATAACGCTCCCGCGCTGATCAATGCGGGCGCGTCACTGGCTGGCGGCTATCTGTCAGGCCAAGGCGGGCAGGCAGCGGCCAACGCGCAGCAGGACGCGGCGAACCAGACGACCGCGCTACAGCGTCAGATCTACATGGACCAGCGCGGGCTTGCCTCGCCTGGCTACATGACTGGCGGCGCGGCCTCCAACAAGCTGGCCGCGCTGTTCGGCATCGCGCCACAGGACTATCAGGCGGCCTATGGTGGCGGTGGCATGAACATGCAGGGCGGCTCGCAGATGCTGCCCAACCTCGGCGCAGGCCAGCCGGTTCAGGGTCACACTGGCGGCGGCGGATCAAACGCGGCAGCGGGCCTGATCGGCAGCGTTGCGGGCAGCTTTATTCCGGGCCTTGGCCCTATCGGCAGCGCGCTGGGCGGCGCTGTCGGCGGCATGATCCGCAACGGCGGGGACGATTGGAAGACGGTCGCCACGCAAGCGCCGGGCGGCTTCAATTATGCCGCCTACATGCAGCAGCCTGACCTAGCTGCCGAGTGGGCCAAGCCTGACATCAAGGCGCTGTTCGGCGGCAATCAGGACGCCTATGCCAACTGGCACTACAACCAGTTTGGCAAGAACGAGGGCCGCACGCTCGCGCCGATGACCGACACCAAAGGCACGATGCCCACGGGCGGCGCGCAGATGGCGGGGCAGTCTGGCGGCGCGATGGGCGGCGCGTCCAACCCGCTCGCGGAGTTCTACGCCTCGCCCTACGCGAAGCTCGCAACGACCATCAACGACCAGCAGTTCGACCAGATCAAGGGCAACCTCGGGGCTGCGGGCAAGTCCATCAGCGGAGCTGCGGAAGGCCGCTATGCCAAGACGCTTGCGGGAAACACTTACGGCGCGTTCGGAGACTACACGAACCAGCTCGCGAACCTCGCGGGCATGGGGCAGACGAATTCGCAGCTCGCATCAACTGCGGCCGGCAACTACGGCGCTAACGCCGGGAACGCCATGATGCAGGGCGGCAATGCTCGAGCGAATGCGCTGACCTCCGCATATCAGGGCTACGGTCAGGGCCTCTCGGCGGCGGCTGGATCGCTGGGTGACTTCTTCAAGAAACCGGGAACGCCGACCTACGGCCAGCCCGGCTATGTCGATCCGTCGCGCGCTGCTTATCCCGGACAAGGGTTCGCCTGATCATGGTTGCTTACACCGCAAGGAAGAACCCGCTGGCGATGCCTACGGGTGCGCCCGCTCCTGCGCCCGCTTTTGACGTCTCGGCGGATGCCTACCAGCCCGGCGCGATGTCGGCTGCGCCAATGACGGCATCGCCCATGACGCCATCCGCAGGCAGTCCGTTCTCACCGCCGCAAGGACCGCCACGCAATGCGCTTCTGGCGTCTGCGCTCGACGGCTTCCAGCGTGGCTTCGACCCGGCAGGCTTCGAAAAGCGCGAGACGGCAAACAAGGCCGCAGAGGGCGACAAGCTGAAACAGACGCTCGCCCTGATGCAGCAACAGCGCGCCTTGCCCGAGCAGCAGCGCGGCCAGTGGTGGCAGCAGAACGCGCCGACGATTTCGAAGATCATCGGGCAGGACGTCTCGCAGATGCCGCTGGACGTCACGAAGTTCAGTGACCAGGCGCTAGACGGGCAGATCGCGGCGCTGTCGGCGCAGGCGGGGATTGGGCCTGTCGTGCCGGAGCCGTACACGCTCGCATCTGGCGCAGAGCGGCGCGGCGCGAACAATGAGATAATCGCGTCCAATCCGATTGAGCGTGCGTCCAAGTCTCCGATCATCATTGGCAACGTGGCGTATGATCCGGTGACTTATGAGCCGATCATCACGGGGGACGCTAAACCAGAAAACCTTCCCGAAGGGATGTGGCGCGGTGAAGACGGCAAGGGACCGCCGCAGCCTATTCCGGGCTATGTGGACATGCGGACGCGGATTGCGCGCGGCAGTCAATCGCCAAGCTCGACTGCGGACACGTACCGGCCGGCAACCCCTCAAGACCTTGCTTCGTGGGGCATTCCCGCTGGGACCGCAGTCAAGATTAACAACCGCACTGGCGAGCCGCAGGTTATCTCTGGCGCAAAGCCCGCATCGGAATACACGCCGACGCAGCAAAGCAAGTTCATTCAGCAAGCCCAAACGCTCGATTCCGTGGATGGCGCTCTTAAAGCTTACACGGACTTGATCGATGCTGCCGGGCCGCAGCTCTGGACGACCGGCATCGGTGGCGACAATCCGAAAGCCAAGCAACTGGATGCCGCTCGCACCGCCATTCTCATCCAGGCTAAAGAACTGTTTAACCTCGGCGTGCTGAACGGCCCTGACCTTGAGATCATCAGCTCGGCTGTTCCCGATGTGACCGGCTCCGAAGCTCTGGGTAAGTCTGCCGCATCAGCCAAGGCGCAATTGAGCGTGCTGACAGACTACATCTCGCGCGGACGCAATCAGATACCGACAGAGCTGCTTGAGCGTGCGCGGCCTAACACGAAGAAGACGCGAGAGGGCGTCCCGTTCCTGCTTGCCAAGCCGACGAACACAGCGGCGGCGGGCGTGCCTGACGGTGTGGACCCCGCAGATTGGGAGTTCATGACGCCTGAACAGAAGGCTCTGTTCCAGTAATGCCACTCACAATCGAACAACAGAGAGCGCTTGCGATTGCGCAGGCGAAGCGGAAACGCGCCGAGGCGGAAGCCGCCCCGTCCCTCCGCTCCGAGACTGACGCCATCATCGAGGAAGCCGCTGCGGCCATTCCTGGCGGCTTCGCGGCGTTCGACGCCAAGCCCGCAGACCCGCAACGCATGGCGGCGATGGGCTATGTGGCTGACCCGCTCGCCAAGTCGGGGTATGCCCGCCCGCAGGCCCAGCAGGCGCCGGTTACTGATACGACCGACTATAACAACCCGCTTCGTGGCGTGACTGACTACGCAGTCAACGCGGTTCGCGGCCTTGAAGCTCCGATTGCAGGGCTCACGGGCGGCGGGCTGACAGGATGGGCCAAGACCACGCAGGCCGATCCGCTGCTAGGCGCAACGCAGGCCGTGGACTTCATCAGCCCCGTGGACGACCTCGGACGCGCCTATCAGGGTGCGAAGCAGGCAGGCGCAGGGCTCATTGACGGCGACATGGCGAAAGCGGGCGAGGGCGCCCAGCAGCTTGCCATCGATGGCAGCTTCGCGGCTTTGCAAATGCTCCCCGGCTCGATGGCGGCGCGCGGCCTCAACGTGCCGAAAAACACGCTGGCGCTGAACGTGGCCGATCTGGAACGCGCAGCCATGCAGGCCACCAGAGCCCCGCCTGTGGGCAAGCCTGCTCCGCAAGCCGCAGCCCCCCAGCCGCAGCCCGCGCCCTTCAGCGCCCCCGCAGAGCCCAAGAGCAGCGGCTTCCTGCGCAACAATGCGGACAGGATCGTTGGCGGTGGCGTGGGTGCGTTTGCGGGCAGCGCCGGGGACGCTCTTGCGGCTTCTGGCGGTGACGGCAATGGCGGGCCTGATATCATCAACCCGGTGACGGGCGCCTTTGCGGGCATGATCGCGCCAAGGGTGGCGGCGCGTGGATACCGAGCCGCAGGCAGTGCGATCCGTGGCGGTGGCTTCAACGAAGCGGTTGCCGTGCGCGCGGCGCGCAATGCGCTGGCCCCTGCCGGCCGCTCTGCCGATGAAATCCGCGCTGTAGATATGGCGCAGTATGGCGACAAGCCGTCAGTGTTGGCCGACCTCACGCAGAACGCGCAGAACTTCAGCGTTGGCCTGTCGCGCCAGCCGGGCAGAGCTGCGGAACTGGCAAGCGAGCAGTCAGGCGACCTCGCCCGCACGCGCACGGGGCGGCTGTTCACTGACGTTCAGGCAACAACGAAGATCGACCCGGCGACGGTCACAGGCGACATTGACGTGGCCATCAAGCAGGCATCCGAGGAAATCAGCCCGGCTTACGAAAAGCTGTTTGCGGACAATGCAGGCGTCAACTCCGAACGCCTGATGCAGTTGGCGGATGACCCTGTCGTCGGCCCTTACGTGCGCCGCGCAATCCAGGCGTCCGAAAGCCTCCAGACAACCGCAGGGCAAGCCCCCAGCAACGCGCGCATATGGGATCTGGTCAAGCGTGGGCTGGACCGAACCATCGAAAGCCAGAAGCGTTCGGGCGGGCAAGCGGCGTATGAACTCGAGAAGGCGCGCGGCGCGATCAAGGACGAACTTGACGCGCTCATGCCGGAATACAAACCCTTGCGGGACGCAGCCGACGCGCCACGGATGCGTGACGCGCGCAAGCAAGGCGCACAAGTCGCAGGCGGTGGCCTCTCAGTCGAGAAGGTCCGCGCCATTGCTTCCCAGTTCACCGGCAAGCCGCTGACGGCCTTGCAGATGGGCGCCGTTGAAAAGATCGTCCTCGACATCGAGAAAGCGCGCGGCCTTGATGGCTTGTCCAGCGAGCGTATGCGCGAAGTGTTCGGCGCGGTATTTGATCGCGAAACGGCTGACAATCTCGTTGCACGGATCAGGGCCGACCAGACCATCCTGAAGAACGCACAGCGCCGCGACCCCGATTTTGGCTCCGCGACCTCGCAAGCCGGAATGGCCGACCGTGGCATGGGCGCGGTGGCTGCTGACGCATTCCGTGCGGTGCGCAACCCGCTGGAAGCTGGCCTGGCCATGCTGTCCCGCTCTGGCGCCTACACGCAGGACCAGCGCAACCGCATTGCTGAAATGCTCTACGGCGGCGCGACAGACGAGAACTTGGCCCGCATCTACGGCAACCGCCCCCCACGCAATGCGCTCAATGTTGGAACGCCAACGACACCGCCCGCAAACGCACTGGCCCCGCGCAACAACGACTAGCGACGGCGGTTATAGTCTTCCCCTACAAGCAGGACGATGCCCACTAGGCAGAAAGCGAACGGCCATACGCCAAGCCCCCAGTATAGCCCGAAAAGCAGCAAGCCCAGTCCGATAAGTCCCATACGCCCCCGCCTCCAAATCAGGCGCGCAAGCTAACACGTTTTCCCCACCCCCACCACAAACGACCCGGCCCCGCTTCGCGCGGGGTTTTTCGCATTGGAGCCTGAGCAATGGCTGGAACGCCCGTCCTTGTCCCCGCGCTGTTCGCCTCTAACGGCGTGGCGCCCGCATCAGGGGCGAAGCTCTATGCGTACATCAAAGGCACAAGCACGCCGCAAACGTTCTACACGGACGAGGCGATCACGACGCCGGCCGCCAACCCCACAATCTGCAACAGCCTCGGCGCGGTGGTGCGCTATCTCGACCCCGCGCTGTCCTATGACCTTGTCGCCAAGACGAGCGACGATGCAACCACGCTGTTTTCCGTCACCTACAGCCTAGACAATAATGCTCTTTTGCTTGGCAGCAAATGGGAGACGCATCTTAGCAAGTCGCTCCCTCAATTCTACCTTGACGACTATTACGTCACGACCTGGGAAGCCGCGCTCAACGCTGCTGATGGCGCGGCGTTTGCGGCAGGCGGCGGCATCATCTACGCCACGGGCCGTGAGGAATACGCGTTCACGGGCTATCCGGACGGGATAGCTGCCGGGAACTACATCGTCGGCATTCCGAACTATACCCGCTTTAAGATGCCAGTTGCGGGCGCGGTGCAAGCGCTTCTCGATTGGCGCGGCTCGACAGGATCAAGCTACACACTGTCAGCCAACGCTGCGAGCGGGGCGGAAACCATCTCGCTGTCGTCCGTCACCAGCCTTGCGGTTGGCGATATCCTCCGCATCCAGAAGACGCCGGTCGCTCCTATCACGCTGGGCAAGTACACGCAGCTCGTCCGCATTGAGGAAATCAACTCGCTGGTCGTGACCTTGAGCGAACCGCTGGAGTTCGCGGTTGCCACGTCTGACACCTACACGATTGTTGAAATCATTCCCAATGTCGGCGGCGGCTGTTCGGGCATCATCTTTGATGGATCGGCCAACACCAGTGATACGTGGTGTCTTGGCGCTTATGCGCTTTACTGCAGCGGCATGTATTTCGACAACCTCGGCGGCGAGAATATGTCTGGCGCCGAACCAATGGACGGGAACACCACTTCTGGCGTCCTCAATATGTTCGGTTGCTTCGACACGCGCGGGCTCAATGATTTCTGGGCTTACAAGTCGGGCTCTGGGGCAATCAACGCATTCCAGTTTCGCGAGATGGGGCCGACCAATTACGGCAGCTTCTATCTTGAGCGGTCAACCGGCTTTGGCGCTGGCTGGTACGACTCGACACAGCAGCACGTCCAGTCAGTCATCGAGAGCGGAAGTCTGGGCCGCGCGGGAAAGTTTCAGTGCGTCCTCGGCTTCAAGGTGGGGCAGGTGCGCTCCGCCAAGATGCGCTTTACCGGCTTTGCTGTCACCGAGGGTGCGCGCGGCTGGATTGGGTCTGCCACCTATCATCCGACAGACCTGGAATATTTCACCGTCACGTCAATTGTCAGATCCGGCAACGTCGCCACGATCACCTTTGCCGAGCCGCTGAACACCTATGACAGCGGGCATCCGTTCGTCATCGCAGGAGCCACGGGAACCAATGACTTCAACGGCCAGGTTCAGCTTGTCCGTGTCGGCTCAAGCGGCAACGCTTACACCTACGCCAACGTCGGGGTGAACGAGACGGCAGGCGGCACAATCCTCTGCAACCTTGCCCGCAACCCGTCTTTCTGGGTCAACGACACGGGCTGCAATGTCGTTGTCGATCATCTCGACTTTCGCGGCGTCACGAACTCGGCGGGCGACGTTCACACCGGAACGGCTGACAGCGTCCGCATCGGCGTGATGCGGACAGAGGGTAGCTTCACGCCCACCTATGCGGGAACGGCAGGGGCAGCCGCTCAGGGCACGGGCCGACACATCGCGGAGGTCAACGGCGTCAGCGCCATGCCGAACGGCCTGACAATTACTGCTGGCGGGCTCACCATGACGGGCCAGCTAAATGTTACGCATACAGGCGCCGTAGCCGCGCGCTTCACGGGCGATAACTTTCTATACCCAACTGCTTTGTCGAGCGCAGCGACGTCTGGCACGTCGGGCTTCGCCGTCACGGTGAAAGACAGCGGCGGAACCAACCGAACTGTCACGCTCCAGAACGCAGCAGGCACGCCCCGACTGGTAAACGACTTCACCACGCCAACCGAAATCTGGATGAACGGCTCGCAGACGGGCCGCTTCAACAGTGCGGGCGGGATGCGCTTCGGCTCCCATGACTTTGTGACGGCTCAAGGCGGTGTAGTCCTGCGTTCTTTCACATCGGCCGACATCGCAGCGGTGGCAAACGCTGTGAACACCACGGGCAAGGTTGCCGGCCTGATGGTCTACGACACCACGAACAACCGCATCATGATTTCGTCAGGATCGGCAGCGGCCTCGCTTTGGTACGTGGCTGACGCATCCGCATCCGTGACCCCGTCATAAGGTGACACCATGACAAACCTGTTCTCTTACGATGACCTTGGCGTTCTCACGGAAAGCCTTGGCCGTGTGCCTGATGATGCGCTGCTGTTCGACCTTCTCGAGACGGCGCGCGAAGTAGCAGGCGAACGCTACAACCGCGCCTGCATCTCGCATGAACGCGACATGGAAAGCTGGCGCGCTGGCATGGAAACGCACACGCTACGCATGGCGCAATGGTCCAGAGCCGTTGAGCAGCACGCGGCGGCGATGCGCGATCATGCTGTAACGCTGGAAGGCTGGGGCCTCGACCCGACGCTGTATCCGAAGCCCGTCCCGCCTGAAGGCCCAGGCCCTGCGCCGCAGTATGGCGAACCCCCTGCCGAACCCGTCCCGCCGACCGATGAAGACGCGGTTGCAATGCTGATGGCTGAACAACGGGCGGCTGTTGCGCGGGCGCGGCTGGAACCGAAATGGGAACCAGTGATCGACATGGAAATCGAGCGCGCGGAAATCGTCAACGAGGCGTTTGACCTCGTGATGGCGCGGCTTGGGTCTGTGCCTGTTGCGCCTGAACCAGAAGCCGCGCCCGAACACCACTTCGCAGACCTGATGCTTGCGGACGAGACGATTGACGACGCACGCGCGCGCCTGTCTGCGCGTCTCAAGGAGCTTCGCCACTACCTCATGGCCCCGGAAATCAAGGTCAACGAGGACGGCTCTGTCGGCCTCACGGGCGAGGAGCAATCCGAACTGCAAGACCTTGAGAGACGGCAGACGCTGGGGCGCTGGCTCGACGCCTAAGCACGAACCTAAAAGGCTGGGACAATGGATGACGATTTCAACGAGCGCTTCAAGGCGCTCAAGCGTGAATTGCGTGAGGTTGCGGAGGACTTCGAACAGCTCAGGAAGCGCAAGGCAAACGGAGAAGACGTGGAACAGATCGCAGCAAAGGTGACCGCCATCGAGAGCGAGATGCGCACGAAGTTCGCGTCCCTCCAATCCGACAGCCAGGAAGTGCGCCACGGGCTCCAGAAGCTCGTGGAAGCAATCGACCATCTCCGCGCCGACCTCTCCACGCACAAGCGCGAAATTGCGCAGGTACAGGACAGCCAGAAGGGCAGCATGTGGGCGCGCATCCCGGTTGCCGGATGGGTGCTTATGGCCGTGGGTTGCTTCGCGGTGATGCAGCTTGGCCTTGAACGCTGGGCCGAGTTTCAGGGGATGGGGCGGTAAAACTCTCGTCAGCGAGTGGGATACCAGTCTGTTTTATGGCATAAAATAACTCTCAATAAGAGGGTGCCATGACCAAGACAGTTCCTATTGAAACGCTCCGTAGAATATTTGTCTATGACGGTGAGACGGGCAATCTCACATGGTCCTTTGACGAAGGTGTCATGCCCCATGTTCGGGGCAAGCAGGCTTTCACGTCGAAGGGCAGTCACGGATACTGGCAGACCAACTATCGCGGCATCGTCATGCTTGCGCATCGCGTCATCATCGCGATGGAAACAGGCGAATGGCCCATTCAGGTTGATCATATCAACGGCGACAAGGCCGACAACAGGCGCGCAAACATTCGCCCGGTTACTCAATCAGAAAACAGAAAAAACCTGTCGCTGACCGCCAAAAACAAAAGCGGCGTCATGGGCGTTAGCTGGGACAAGGTGAACGGAAAGTGGGTCGCGAGAATTAAAGACGCGACCGGACGAATGAAGAACTTAGGGCGCTTCAAGACATTGGAGGAAGCTGCTGCCGTCAGAAAACAATCTGAGCGGCAGAACGGGTATCACACAAATCATGGCAGGATAACTAGATGACGGGCTGGGACCGGGCTGCACACTTTGGGCGATGGATGAAAGACCATGCGCCCGCATTTACAGTCGCTTTTGTAACATTCAGTGCGCTGTGGTTTGCAGTCGGGCTGGCGTGTCTGGCGCTCTACTATTTCGACTCGATGTTCTACCGGAGCCTCGCGCCGCCCGGAATGGAGTTTGCCTTTCAGTGCATTGGCATCGTGTTCCGCACGTTCGTCATCTTCGGCGGCCTCGCGATTGTCTGGTTGAAAACCAACAAGATCAACCCCGCTGCCGGCCGCACGCTGCGCTTCATCTGGGTGATGGGGCTGATTGCGTGTGGCATCGCTGCGTTAGGCTTCGTCACTGAAGGAAACGACTGGCACTATCGTAAGGGCGCCGCGATTACGCAGACGGAAAGCGCATCGACGGAAAGCGCCGACACGATCATCGCACGCGCCGAGAAGGAAAAGGTCGCGATACGCGCCGACCGTGACCAGTTGGTAGCAGCCGCGCGTCAGTCGATGAACCTCGTCCTTGATGACGGCAACAGCCGCAACGATGACGTCTCGACCTACGAAAAGAACATCGCGCAATACCAGACCGAGGCGCAAGCCAAGCTGGACGAGCAGGACGCGAAAATTGCCGCCGCAGAGACTGACCGTCTCGGCGCGCGTCAGCAGGCGACGGAAGCGGCCATTGGCGATCCGGCATTGCCTGCGGTGTTCCAGGCTCCCGCGCGCTATTTCGCAGGCTTCGATGGCGTGACGTTCCGTGACGCCTTCGCACTGTTCTGGGTGATCTTGCTCGAGGCGTGCGGATCTGTCGGCGCGCAGGCTTTGCTTGCCGTCCAGATGGCGATGTCAAAGCGGAAAGAAGCGCAAGAGAACGGATCACGCGGGGGACGCACGACATCGCGACGCCGACTGATCGAGGACATGCGCAAGGCGCGAACCGAAACCAAAGCCGATCTCTCGGAGGATAAAGACAATGGGTCTGCGGCAAGCCAAAACGCAGCCTAAATGTGCTTCCATCTGCTGCCACGCCTAATGGCCGCGACGTCTGTTGGTCGTAGGCCCAACCGCCGAGCAATTTCTGCGCTTGTTCCTTTTTCTTCGTATTTGATGCGCCTCGCCATCTCGTTGGTAAGCTTGGCGTGTACATGCGCCTCACCGACCATTCTTGTCTTGTGTACGTCCATATCGGACAGGTTTTCGGCTCGCGTCGCCCACCTTAAGTGACGCGGGTTTATGCATCTTCTGTTGCCGCAAGAATGCGCAGCGTCACGGCCCTTTGGGCTTGGGCCGGAAGTTTTTGTGCAGACGTATCTATGCGCGGCTACCGCCGTTCCATCTTCAAGGCGAATTACTGGGTAACGCGTTTGGTTTTTTCCAGTTGGCCAAATAATGCATTCAGCGGTTTGGCTTTCAATGGCTTCGTTTGCGAAACGCAGCGGCTCGCCAATGCCGAGTTTGATTAGGTCTATAGTTCCGCGCCGCTTAACTCTGGCATAGTGAGCTGCGCACATCGTTCCGGCGAACTTCTTCTTGCCGCAACTGTCTACTGAACATACGGAAGGATTAGCCATGGTGCCTCTCTTCAGGCGCTTTGGTTAGGCACGGGTTGAGCGCTCCAACGCTCCCCGTGCTGTCTCAGCTTAGCAAAATCTCACTGACCATCAACTTAATGGGGGTACATGTGCCCATAGAAGTTCTGCGCCGCAGAATGCCTCACGAGCATATCGTCACCGATCAGACGGTATCGCTAATTCGAGGCTTTGAGGGACTGCACCTCAAGGCATATCCGGACCCTGCAAGCGAACTAGCAAGAACTGGCAAAGGTTCTGGCGAGCCGTGGACAATTGGTTACGGCCACACGAAGGGCGTGAAGCCCGGCGACACATGCACACTTCAGCAGGCTGATATCTGGCTACAGCAAGATGCTGATGATGCGGCCAACATCGTGCGCACTAACATCACTGTACCCCTGACCGCTGGGGAGTTTGGCGCCCTGACGTCGCTGGCGTTCAATCTCGGGTACATCCCGAAATCGTTAAAGGCCTGCTTGAATGGCGGCGTGACGGACGCGGGCAAGGTGATGACGCCGGGCAGTTATGGATCGGCGCTTCTCCAGTTTCCCCGCAACTGCCGCGCAGGTGGCAAGCCGCTCAAGGGCCTGTACCGGAGAAGACTGGCTGAAGCTTGCCTGTTCTGCGACCTCCCGTGGGAGAACGCTTGCAGCATCAGCGTGATCAAGCTGCAAGTCACTGAAGGCGGGCAGATCGACCCGAACGAAAGCACGTCGCTTGAAGACACCCTCATGCGTGCGCGGCTCGATACATCAAAGCCGCCGAACACATCCGAGATACTAAAAAAACCTTGGTCAGAATTGGTCAAGAAAGCTGAGCCTGAAGCCGTGCCGGCGACAGGCGAGGCGGAACCAGCGGCGCAGGAAGCCCCCCAGCCCAACCGGCCGCCGCTGGTGTCTGCCCCCGTTCCTGCGCCGCCGAGTGGTCCGGTTGCGCAGGCGCCGGCGGTGGTGGTCCCGGCTCCCCAGCCCCCGCCGCCGCCGGTCAAGCCTGCGCCGCCCCCGAAGCTCCCTGACCCGCCCGTTCCCATCGGCCAACAGACCGGCGCTGTAGATGCCGCGAGAAAGTCGGAGGAGTGGTCATCATCTGCCAAGTCGATGATCTACTCCCGCCGATTTTGGGGCCTTCTCCTGGTTGTGGCGGGCCGTGTCTGGATGCTCAAGACTGGCAGCAACGCGGTTCTTGGAGCTGTTTCTGATCCGCTCGTGATGGAGATGTTCTCAGGCTTCATGGTCATGGTCATCGGTGAAGCCGTGCAACATTGGGGCGAACGCAAAGCCACGCGGCCGCTCAAATGATGGCGCTATGGATGGGCCTGCCACAATGGGCGCGCACCGCGCTCCTGTGGTGCGGCGCGCTGTTCATGATGGCGCTGACCGGCAAGTTCTTGCTGTCGCAGCATGACAAGCGCATCCGCAGGGAAGTGAACGACGCGCGCGACATCGAAGCCGCGCAAGTAGAGTCAGAAGTCCTCACCCAGATCACGGAAAACACCAATGAAG